GGCAAGCGCGGCGGGACCATCACGCACACTTTGTCCGAATACTTCGCGGCTTTTCGCGGATATGGGCTGGAAAACAGCGTGACCTTTGAAGCGCAGTACGCCGGCAAGGGTTACGAAGACCTCAAGGCGTTGGCAACCCTGCAGACGTTGCAGGCGACCATGATCCAGGAGGAGCGCTTGATCCTCGGCGGCAATACGAGCGTCGCCTTGGGAACCACGCCAACGCCGTCGCTGGTCGGATCGGGCTCTGGCGGGACGCTGGCCGCTGGAACGTGGAGCGTTATCGCCGTCGCGCTGTCGCTGCAAGCGTATCTCGATGTCGTCGGCGTCAATAACGGGGCCATCGGGCAGTCCCTCGCCATCGCATCGGCAACGGTGCCGGGACAGATTACGCGCACCAATGCGGACGGAACGACCGACACATTTGGCGGTGGCTCGGCGCAGAAGTCTGCGGCGGCTACTGTCGTGACGACCGGATCGACTTCTAGTATCGCCGCTACCGTAGCCAACTCCGGCAATGGAGCGGTCGGTTACGCATGGTTCTGGGGTGCCGCCGGTAGTGAGGCTCTGGGCGCAATCACGAGCATCAACAGCGTTTCGATTACGGCTGCCGCTACTGGTACGCAATTGGCAAGCTCGCTGACGGCAACGGATTCGAGCAAGTCGGCGCTCGACTTTGACGGACTGCTCACGCAGGCATTCAAGAGCGGATCGAATGCGTACATCGCCGTGCAGGCGACCGGCACCGCCGGCACGGGCACGCCGCTTACTTCGGACGGCGCGGGCGGGATCTCGGAATTCGAGGTGGCGTTCGTCAATTTTTACAACAAATATCGCACATCGCCGTCCACGATCTACGTCAGTTCGCAGGAGTTGGTCAACATCACGAAGAAGGTCATCGACAACGGCGGCGCCCCGCTGCTGAAGATCAACGCCAACATTAACGCGCAGACAAACGGTATCGCTGCCGGCGTCGTCATCGGAAGCTACTGGAACAAGGTTGTCGGCCGCGAGATTCCGCTGGTCGTGCATCCAAACTTGCCGGCCGGGACGGTCTTCTTCTACACCGCAGAATTGCCGTATGCGGTCGCCAACGTCACCGCCGTCGCGCGCATGCTGATGCGGCAGGACTACTACTCGCTCGAATGGCCGCTGAAGACGCGCAAGTACGAGTATGGCGTCTATGCCGACGGTGTGCTGCAGCATTTCGCGCCGTTCTCGATGGGCATCATCACCAACATCGGCAACGGGTAATCCAGTCTCTTCCAGGTGTGAAAGGGCCGCTTTCGGGCGGCCTTTTCTTTTGGGGAATCACGCATGGCTGATTTGACGACGCTGGCGAACGTCAAAGGGTGGCTCGGCGTCACCGCGACAACCGACGACGCCTTGTTGACGCGGCTGATTTCGGCCGCCAGCGATTACGTTCAGAAGTGGCTTAACCGCACGATCGCGGAGCAGCCGTACACCGAGACGCGCGACGGAACTGGCGGCTACGTGCTGCCGCTGTCCAACTATCCGGTATCGGCCGTGTCTTCGCTGACGATCGATGGTGTTTCGATTCCCGCCGCAGCCAACGCGCAAGGTTCCGGGTATCTATTCACCCAGACAAAGCTGGTTCTCGTTGGCGGTTATCGATTCTGGCGCGGGCTGCAGAACGTTGTCGTAAGTTACACGGCTGGCTATGCCACTACGCCAAACGAAATCGAGCAGGCGACGATCGAACTAATCTCGATGCGCTACAAGGAGCGCGACCGCATCGGGCAAGTCAGCAAATCGATAGGCGGAGAAACGATTACTTTCTCGCAGAAGGATTTTTCTGACGCTATCGAGACGACGCTATCCAATTACAGAAAGGTCATCCTGCTGTGATCGATGGGTATCTCGTCGGCGATCGCGAAGCGGTTGCGCGATTCTCCCATTTCGGCCCCGAGTTGCAGTCGCAACTGGTCAAGCGCGTCACCCGTCTGGCGTTTGCCCTGCAGAAGCGGGTGCAGGAGACCAAGCTATCAGATCAGGTGTTGCACGTGCGCACCGGCAGGCTGCGCCGTTCGATCAATTCCCGCGTCGAGGAAGACGGCGCGCGCGTCTATGGCTTCGTCGGCACAAATGTTGTCTATGGGCAGCGTCACGAGATGGGATTTTCCGGAACGGAAAACGTCAAGGCGCACTCTCGCCTGATGACGGTGGCCTTTGGGCGAAAGGTCAAGGACCCTCGGCAAATTTCCGTCCGCGCGTTCTCGAGGCAGATCAAGTACGCTGCGCGTCCGTTCCTGCGGCCGGCGCTCGCCGAGATGAAGCCGGAGATCGTCAAAGGCATGGAACAGGCGCTGCGTGACGCCGCCAAGGTGGCCTTCACATGATCGCTCGCGAGACCATTTATGCGGCGCTGTTCGCCAAGCTGTCGGCCGTTGCCGGGTTCGTCACGACATCGCGCCGACTCAAGCATTGGGACGACGTGCCGCAGCAGCAGCAACCGGCGCTGTTTCTGAGCCAGCACACGGAGACGCTGACCACGAGTCCGGGCGGCGATCGCCATTGGCAATTTTCGCTGATTGCGCTCATCTACGTGCATACGCAGGCAGACAAGACGATTGCCCCGACGACGCTACTCAACCCGATCATTGATTCCGTTGTCGCCGCGCTGTTGCCGGACGCCATCACCAAGCGCAACACGCTCGGCGGCGTGGTCATGGACGCGCAGATCAGCGGCGCTATCGAAATCGATCATTACGACGACCAGGCGGTTGTCGCCATCCCCATCACCATCAAAGCAGCACAATAGGAGGCATCACATGGGTTATGCATACATGGGGTCTGGAAAAATCCGGATCGCCCCGTACAGCACGAGCAACACTTACGAGCAGCGCGCTTTCGTCGACGTCGAAAACGCCAGCATTTTCGAGATCACCCTGCAGCCGGACGAGAAGGAACTGATGGACTTCACGAACCCGGCAGGCGGCACGGACGCCAGCGTGAAACGCATCAAAACCGTTACCGGAAAAATGGACTTGCGCCACTTCACGGCGGCGAACTTGGCGCGCGCCATGTGGGGAACGACGACGGCGCAAACGGCGACCCCGATAACCGGCGAGGCGGGCTACAAGATCAATGCGGGCGGCTTCATCGCCACGAAGCGATTGATCGACATCACCGTAGCCCCTGTGCTGAAAAAGGGAGGGACGGCCATTCTGTCGGCTGATTTCACCTACTCTGCCGGCGGCGTCCAGATTGCGAGCACGATCACTACGCCGGCCGTGACTTCCGGCGACGCCATCACCATCGATTACACGCCGCTGCTCTCGACCAGTGCGCAGGGGCTGCAGGCGGTTGCGCCGCTGGTGTCGATTCATTTCGAGGGCATCGACGTGAATTCGGGCAAACAACTGGCGGCGAAGATCTGGCAGGCCAAGTTGGGCAGCGCGCAGTCGCTGTCTCTGATCGGGGACGAATTCGGAGTACTGTCTTTGCCGTTCATGGCGCTCAAAGATTCGACGATTTCAGCGGCGACCAACTCGCAATTCTGCGAAATCCAGATCGCGTCCTGATGGCTCTGACGAGTCAAGTCCATCTCGGGCCGCGCGTGGTCACGGTCCGGGAGCTGACATTTGCAGACGTGCGCGACTGGCTGCGGCGGCGCGAAATCCTCAAGTCCTGCGATGTGATTCACGCGCTGGCATTCGAGGATTTCGGCATCGATGACCTGGCGGAAATGTCAGACGCGACGACCGAAGAAATGGAGGCTTGCGCGCCGTCCGAACTCAAGCCGCTGATCGAAGCCTGCAAGGCGCTGAACCCGCATTTTTTCCGCACGCGGGCGGCCCTGGCCCAGGCCGCCCGCGCCACGCTGGCCAATGCCGCGCAGCAGACCTAGACCGGTCCGCGTGTATCCTTGTGACGCACGGGCATGCGGGGGTGTGGGGTTACACGTGGAGCGCATATCTCGCCGCTGTTGCGCTGGCAAATGAGTCAACCCAGTCGGCCAAGGCGCGTTAGAATGCCTGAGTGGGGACAGATCAACCAGACGACCGACCGATTGCCAAAGGTTCGCGCTATTGGCTTCCGGGCTTGTCGGGCATTCTGTTGGAATCGGCGCTGATTGAACTGGTCACACTCGACAAGCCGATGGAGCTGATTATCAGCAAGCACCGATTGCCGGACGGCTCCTATCACTTCGGGGTAACGCTGCTCGACCGTTGAGGATTGCCGCCATGCTGCGCGCCTTTCTTCTTGCCTGTCTCCTCCTTCCTTTTTCGGCCGTGGCGCAATACAAGTGCGTGATCGATGGCCGCACGAGCTACACCGAGCGCCCCTGCGCGCCGGGCGCCAAGCCGCTCGAACTCAAAACCGACATCCCCATTACCGACGCCGAGAGAAGCCGCGCGCAGGCTGAAAACTGGAAACGACATGCGGAGCTGTTCAAGGCCATCGGCCGCAGCGCGCGCGTAACCGGCGCCGACTTGTCTGCCGTCGATCGAATGGCGCGATACGAGAAAGACATCGGCGACGAGGAAGCGAGGCGGCAAGAAGTGGAAGCCGCGCGCAAGCGCCAAAAGTAGCCTCGTCAAGAACGAACACCGCGCCGCCTTCGGGCGGCTTTTTTTTGGGCAAATTCCATGGCTGACAACATCGTCGACGTCAAATTCGGCGGCGACGCCGGACCGGCAAAGAAAGCGATCGAGGACACGCGCGCCGCGCTCAAGTCGGCGTCGGCGGATATGTCTGCCAGTCTGAAGTCGCTCAAAGCTCCGGTAACGGAGTTTCAGGCCGCGCTGGCCGGCTTGGCGTCCGTGCTGGCCGGCGGCGCCATGTTCAAGGCGTCCGTAGAAGCGGCCAACGACTGGAACACGGAAATCACCAAGCTTTCCAAGGCGATGGGGACGACCGCCGAGGAAGCCAGCGTGATGGCGGTTGCGTTGAAGCATATCGGCCTTGATGCGGACGCGGTAACGTCGGCGTCGCTTGCCATGACGCGGCAACTGAGCCACAACGAGGCGGCGTTCCAAGCGTTCGGCGTGCAAACGAGGGACGTGCAAACCGGCGCGCTGAAGCCAATCGGCGACATCATGGCGAGCGTCAATCAAAAACTGCTTGCACAGACCAACGTTGCGCAGCGCAACGCGGACGGGATGCGGTTCTATGGCCGGCAGTGGACAGAGGTCATGGGCATCCTCAAGCTGACTACGCAGGCGATGGAAGAGGCGAACGCGCGCGCCAAGGAACTCGGTTTGATCGTCGGTCAGGAGGGAGTGCAGGCAACGCGGGAGCTGAAGGAAGAGCAGCGCGACATGGGGCTTATCCTCAAGTCGGTTGAGATTCAGATTGGTGAAAAGCTCCTGCCAACCCTCGTCAAGCTCGGTTCGTATCTGGTCGGCGAAGGCGCAAAAGCGGTGTCCGGCTTCGGCACGCTGCTGGATTGGCTATCCAAGGGCATTCTGTCGCTTGTTGTCGTTTGGCAACAGATGGCGACGGCGGCGGCATTTGGCGCATCCGTGGTCAAGGCCGCGCTGACCGGCAACCTGTCTGAGGTCAGGCGCCTGTATGAAGCCTATGCAGAGCTTTCCGACGAACACGCGGCAGCCATGCGCAAGCTGTGGGATGACGACCAAAAGGCCGCCGCCAGTGCCGAAAAGCTTGCGCAGCAGAAAAAGAAGCTCGAAACCGACCTGCAGATCCAGTTATCCAAGCTGGAAGATCTGCGCGTGCAGGCGGCCAAGGGAGCGAATGCCGAGATCCTGAAGTCCGACAAGGAACGTACTGACGAGCAACTGAAGGACGCGCAGCGGCTGCACCAAGCGTTGCAGAAGGCGTTTGAGGATTCGGTGCGGTCGGCAAAGTCTGCCAAGGACGAAGCTGCCAAGCTGCTGCAGTCTGCAGCCGACAAGGCGCAGAGCGGGGCCGATGCGGCGGCGGCGACGCGCGAACGGCTGCTCAGCCCGGACGACCAAAAGATCGTGCGGCAAAACCGGGAGGACAAGGCCGGGCGGGAAATCGACGAGGCCGGCCGTATGGTCGGAATCGCAAGCGTCGCAGTCTATGCCGGGCGCAACGAATCCGCCAAGAAACTGCTCGACACGAACGAGAAGATTCTTGAGGCGCAGAAGAAAATCGTCGACGCGATGGAAGACAGCGAAGAGAAAGCGCGCCGTCAAGAGTCGATCGGCAATCACCTGTCGCAGATCGATACCGCCCGCGCGCGCATGAAGCAGGGCGAGGCGAAGACGGAAGAAGAACGCACGCAGGCACTCGCCGACAAGCTAAAAGAGGTCGAGTCGCAAATCAAGGAGCTGACCGACGCGCCGGCAAAAATCAAGATCGAGGCCGACATCCAGCAGGCAATCGACGGCATCAATACGACGCTGGTGGCTCTCGGGCAGTTGCAGGACAAGACGGTAACGGTAACGGTCAAAACCGTGCAGGAAGGGCAACCAGTCGCCGCCAGCGGTGGCGGATCGGACGCGCCACCGGGCTTTGCTGAGGGCGGCTACACCGGATCGACGGGCGGGATCGTTCATCCATACGAACAGGTTATCCGGGCTGACGTGGTGGCGCAGCCGGGCGTGCGCGCCATGCTCGAAACGCTCAACCGTGGCGGGGTGTCGGCTCTGGCCTCGGCGGGAATGGTCAATGCTCCTGCGGCAGCCCCGGCATCGTCCGGCAGTCCCAACGTGTTCAACTTTCCCGGCATGGGCAGCTTTGAGGCGACGATGGCGCCAGATCAACAGGCGGCGCTTGAGGTTGCGTTCCGGCGTGTCGCGCTGCAGAAGGGGGCGAGACGGTGAAAGCGCTGATTATCGGTGGCGTGTCGATTCCAGACCTTGCCGCGCTGGAGCTGCAGCAGACTTACGAGCCTATTGGCGGCGAACTGATGCTGCGTACCATCGGCGGATCGGCAATCAAGCAGATTACATGGCAAAAGTGGCGCACGACGATTACCGGCGGCGGATGGCTTCCGTTTGGCCTGTCGTCGCTCGACTACTCCGCGCAGATGTCCGTAGCGTGCATCGTGCCGCGTGCTGTCGTTTGCTCCGGGTTGTCGGCAACGCTTCCGGCCGCTCGGCGCAGCGATACGGGATATCTGCCGTGGGGCGTTGCGCTACTGGCCGACCAAACGACACAGGTAACGGCGGCGACGATGGCCGGCAATGTGGCGACGCTCGACGCGGTTGCCGGGGCAATCGGATACCATGCCATGTACTACCCTCTCCTGCAGTGCTACGTCAGCCGGCCGAAGGAGCAGGGCGTTCGTGAGACAGCCTCTTATGGCTGGTCGATCGTCGCCGAGGAGTCGTAATCGTGCCAGCGACCTATAGCGGGACCGGCAGCACGAGCACTGCGGGCGTATGGACGGCGATCGTTACCGTTGACGGCAGCGACGTGTCATCGCGCGTGGTCGGAGAAATTCGCATCGACGCCGAGGAGTCGTCCGCGCGGACGGCAGAATTTACCATTCGCCCGGCCGCAGGAACCTCATTTGCCGTGGCGAACTGGGTAGGGAAATCGGTAACGATCGACATCGCCGACAATGCCAGCGGGTCGCCGGCCAACGTGCAAAGGCTTTTCACGGGACTGATCGACACGCCGACGCTCAACCTCGTGCACAGGACAATTGCGATTCTGTGCACCGACGACCTGCAGGGCAAAATCGACGCGATGAGCAATTCGGCCATCGACGCAGCCATTCCGAGCAGCTACTACAGCAACGTGATATTCAATTCGGCGGAAACGGGATGGCGACGGGCGCAGGACCGGCTTTCTACGCTGGCCTCTGCGCTCGACCTCGATCCGTCCGGAAGTCTGCGCTTGACGGCATGGGCAGCGAAAGTGACGCCGGATTTGTCCTTCACCAATGCGCATATTCTCGACGAGTCGCCCGGCTTGGCGCTGGCTTCGCGGACGGCGCTGATCAACTCGATAGAGATCGATTTCGGGTATCGCTTTCCGCGCGTCAAGGCCGAGGGATACCCGATCACGTACAGCTACGTGACCAGCAGCACGATCGCCGCGCACGTCGCTGCCGGCAATTGGTTCCTCCTGCGCTCGTCGGTTGAGGCGGCCATCAAGGCGGCCGGCGGGACGATTCAAAGCATCAGTTACGACGCGCTGCCAAACACGACCATCGGGACTTTCACGCCGGGGCCTTACGACTCGCTCTCATGTATGGGTTTCACTGCCGTCGTCAGTTTCGACTACGCGCAGCAGATCGAGGAGCAATACACCATCACGGTGTCTGCGCCGAACAGCATCGCCGCTGTCGGCACGCTGCCGGACAAGCTGCAAGGGGCGCTTGAGGGCGTCTATCCGCAGGTTGTCGCCGCAGAAAATTCGATGACGCTTTACCGCAACGACGTAAGCGGCATCCCTCCGATGGATTTGGCGACCCCG